GAACCTGTATATCAACCCCCAAAGAAAGGACCGATATGCCTCCGATGCCTAAGAACCCTGAAGACCGTATTCGCCGGAANAAGCCCAAGACACTGGAGGCTCGCATGGGAGATGTACCAGAGCCGCCCGAGAGTCTGTCCGGTGAACTGTTGGACTATTGGGACGACTTTTGGTCCTCTGCCGCTGCAAGCATGGTGGATGAGGACTCTGACTATCTGGTTGTGTCTCGCCTATTCAGGTTGTATGCCATTGCCGAGAACACGATGACCACACTTGAAGAGAAGGACAACCCTTCATCTAATGAGATTTCCACTATGGTTCGCCTTTCGAGTGAGCTTCGGATGATTGAGGGCGCTCTTGGGATTTCGCCACGTTCTCGCATGGCTTTGGGCGTAACTGGAGGGGATTCCGGTGATTCCCTTGATGACTTCATTGACTAATGAGGACTGGCTGAATGATGTCCCTCCTCGGTTCCTGAAGGCTCTCACCGATTTTAATGGCCCCATCCCTCCTCGGACACGAACCCTTGGACCTCAAGTATGTGAATGGATTGAGAAGGTTTGTGTATTCGGGGAGGGTGACCGGTTCGGTAAGCCCGTTCGTCTAGAGCCATGGCAGAAGGCTCTTCTTTGGAAGCTTTACGAGATCCACGATGATGGCTCCAGGCGTTACCGGTTCGCTCTTATCTCTCTCGGTAAGGGTTCAGGGAAGACTCCCATTGGTGGATGGATTGGGGATGTTGAGCTAGCAGGCCCTTCCGTTTTTGCCGGCTCATGGAATGAAGACGGAACCCCTAAGGCCACTCGTAGGCTTTCTCCAGACGTCCTGATTATGGCTTCCTCCTACGATCAGGCGAACATGATCCTGGATGAGATTCGGGTGACGTTCACTGAAGGCCCGTTGGCTAGGTTCGCTACAGCCTTTCAGGGGGTTGTTCAACTAAAGGGGTCTCGTGGTCGCGCTCGCCGCATCCCCGCAACTGTCCGCCAGGCCGATGGATCTAAGGCCACCACGTTCATTGTTGACGAGGCTCACGAGCTGGTGACCGACCGACACGAGAACGCCTATGACGTGGCCGCTGGTGGTACTGCCAAGCGTGAGGACTCCCTTACGATCCTGTTCTCTACCGCTGGTTTCGATATGTCCACCATGTTTGGTCGCCAGGTCGCCCGTGGGCTAAGGGGAGAGTTTGGGGATGATGAACTGTTCCTCTATCTCCAGGCCGACGCGAATTTAGACCCGACCAACGATGAGGACATAGCTAAGGGCATCATTCAGGCTAACCCTCTCGCCGAGTCTGGGATTGCTTCAATTCCTCGCCTGGTATCTCAGTTCAAGTCGATGCCTGCATTTCGCGCTAAGCGCTACTTCTGGAATCAGTGGGTGCCCTCAGATGAGTCTTGGCTTCCTTCCGGTGCATGGGACAAGTGTAGGGGCGAGATTGAGTTCAATCCCGATTGGCCTACATGGCTCGGTGTGGACATGGCTCTCAAGCGTGACTCTGCCGCTGTCGTGATGCTTCAGAAGCGGCCGGATGGAAAGTTGCAGGCTTCCTCAAAGATTTGGTTTCCCGATGGAGAGCTAATCGACCAGGAGGAGGTTGACGACTACATCCGTTCTATCTGTGCGACTCATAACGTGCATTGGATTGCTGCGGATGAGGCTTGGTGGCCTACTCTCCCAACACTTGAGGCCGAGGGGTTGCCCGTCTTTCGGATGCCGCAGCAGGGAAAGCTTTACGTCCTCGCTTATGCCAAGACCTATCGGGTGATTGTCGATGGGGTTCTGATTCATGATGGCTCACCTGACTTCTCTGACCAGATTGCCTCCGCCGTTCCAGTGTCCACTGATGGCGGATGGAAGCTCAAGAAGGGAAAGCAAAAGCGCCGTATCGATTCCTGCCCTGCCCTTGCCGGAGCCGTCTTTGCAAGTGAGATTGAGCCCGAACCCGCTAAGCCTGAAACCCCAAGGAGTGCCGTTTTCTAATGTTCAAGAAGTATTTGCCGATGATTCCCGAGGTCTCTCAGCTCGTCGGCCTATCCATGTTCGTCGGTGGCGTATGGGTCCTGGCCGGTTTCGGTTGGTCTCTGCTGACTGCTGGCATTGTCACTACGGCGATTGGTGCCGGTAAGGAAGCAGGTGTTATCTAATGCTTGGAAGGATGTTCAACCGGGCTAAGCAGATTGACATTACCGATACGGTCTCTGGCCTCAGTGAAACTTTTGTAATTAACGACCATCTAGCTCCTGATTGGGGTTCTAGCTCGTTCCGGAATGGGATGACGATTCCTGGTGCCTGGCGTGCCTCAAATTTGATTGCTGACATCATCGGCTCTATTCCGTGGCATGCCTACCGGGAGCGTGGAGACCAGCCGGTTACTCGTATTGATCCCACTCCTCCACTCCTGAATCAGCCAGCACCACCGGAGACGAGGATGGACACTTTCTCCGCCTGGTCCCTGGATCTGATTTGGAACGGTAACGCTGTCGGGATTGTCGCTGACAGGAACTCCGATGGCTGGCCTACTGCTGTGTGGCCTGTGCCGTCCGACATGGTTCAGGTTCGTCGGGTCACCGAAGGGATGGATAGCGTTCTTCCTATTGGAGAGATTGAGTATTCCTTTGGCACTCTCAAGGGTCTCAGCTCTCATGACGTGATCCATATCAAGGGTCCTCATGCTCCTGGTGACCTCCGAGGCATGGGTGTCCTGGAAGCTCACATGAACACGCTCAACCTTGCTCACGAGCAGAATCGCCAGGCCCGTTCCCTGAGTCAGCATGGCGTCCCTACCGGTGTCCTCAAGTCTCAGAATCCCGACCTGACTCAGGCCGAGGCGACTGCCCTTAAGACGGCTTGGCTTGCTTCTCAGCGGGATCGAACCATTGCGGTAATGAACTCCTCGACTGATTTCGTACCCCTCTCTTGGAATCCGGAGGAACTGCAACTCGTTGAGGCCAGGAAGTTCACCCTTCACGAGATTGGCCTGATTTTCGGTGTGCCTCTTTCGTTTCTTGGTGTCGAGCAGTCGAGCAGGACCTACACCAATGTTGAGCAGGAAGCTGTGAATCTTCTGAAGTTCACTCTCAATGGTCACATCACTCGTTTTGAGCAGGCTCTCAGTCAGCACTTCCCGAATGGCACTTGGGTGAAGGCGAACACTGATGGCCTTCTGCGTGCCGACACGATGACCCGATACCAGGCTCACAAGATCGGTCTTGATGCCGGCTTCCTGACTATGGACGAGGTTCGTGCTCTTGAAGACCTCCCTCCGATTGGAGATGCGAATGAGTAACAGCATTGTTTACCGCAGCTATATCCCAGAGCTGGAGATTCGCTCTTCAGCCAAGGGTGGAGATGGGCGCACCGTTACCGGCCTGGCAGTGCCCTATAACACTCCCCAGCGTATTGATTCCAGGCTGACCGAACAGTTCGCCCGTGGCGCTTTCAACAAGCAACTGGAGGCAGCTCACCGGATTCCGTTCACTCGTGACCATATGGCTCTCGGTGGCACGCTAATCGGGAAGACTCTTCTCCTGCGTGATGATGCCGCTGGACTGTATGGCGAGTGGCGGATTTCTCGGACTGCCGTTGGAGACGAAACACTCGAACTGATTAAGGATGGGGTTCTCTCTCATCTGTCCATCGGTTTCCGTGCCCGGCAGGATCGCAAGCTTTCCAATGGCGTCATTGAGAGGGTCACGGCAGAGCTACGGGAAGTCTCCGTTGTCCTTGAGGGTGCCTATGGAGAGAATGCGACCGTGGAAGAGGTTCGGGCCTTGGAGGAGATTAGCCGACTCGATGAAGCTCGCCAGATCCTTGCCAACCTCCCTATCCTTCCTGCCTAACTATTGCCGGTTGAGCATTTCGCTGTGACATCGCTCGCCGGTCATTGCGGGTTGGAGGAGTTCGGTTGCCCTCGTCTGCCTCATAAGTAGAAGATCACTGGTTCAAATCCAGTACCCGCAACAAACGGCAGGTCGCTTCCCCTCCAGTGTCTTGCCGTCTATCTGGCGTCTGGGAAAGTCCCATTCACAAGGCTCCGCCAGAGGCAACCCCCATGCCCTTAGCTCAATTGGAAGAGTGTCCGACTCCAAATCGGATGGATCTAGGTTCGACTCCTAGAGGGCGTGCTAAGCACTAAAAGCCTCTCAATCGCATTCTAACGGCTTCAGGGTGCTTTTAGCTGTCGGGTACCAGGCAGCTATCAAATCCCCTCAGATTGGCTCTCAGGGCCGTCTAGGGGGCTTTCTCGACACATCAACCTCTAGCTGATGACACCTCGGCCTCTACTCGTATGCCGACACCTCAATCAGGGCCATGTTGACACCTCGACCATTCATGTAATCACTTACCGAAAGGCAAAGAAATTGAACCCGTACCTTAAGCGTCTCCGCGAGCAGTACGACTCTCTCAAGTCCAGCATGGAAGGTCTCCAGACTCGGGCTGCTGATGAGGGTCGTGATCTTACTGAGGATGAGCTTCGTTCTGTGAAGGATCAGAGCGAAACCGCTAAGAAGCTCGCTGCGCAGATTGAAGACCTTACTGAGGTTGAGAACCGTAACCGGAAGGTCGCCGAGCTGGCTACCTCCGTTGAGTCCACCGAGGTTCGCGCTAAGGGCATTACTGCTCAGGAGCGTGACCCTGGCCATTATCGGAAGAACGGCGAGCACTCTTTCTTCGGTGACCTTTACCGGGCTAGGTCCCTGGGTGATGAGGTTGCTGAGAGTCGCCTGGTTGAGCACACCCGAGCCCTGTCTACTGGCTCTCAGGGTGGCGGCATTGTTCCTCCGAAGTGGCTGACCGATGAGTTTGAGGCTCTGCCTTACCAGGGTCGTGCTCTCGCCAATGTCGTTCGGAACGTCCCTCTGGGCAATGACCCTCGCCCGATCACTCTTCCTAAACAAACTGCTGGTGCTGCGGTTGGCGTTCAGTCCTCCGAGAATACATCCATCCCGAGTGCGGATGCTTGGGACTCTGACGTTGACACCGTTGTTCCTAAGCCGGTTGCCGGTGCTCAGGTTGTCTCTCGTCAGATGCTCGACATGTCCAGCCCTGCTATCGACATTCTGATTTACGGTGACCTGGTTGCGGCCTACAACGCTGAGATTGAGGATCAGCTCGGTACTGCTCTGATTGCGGTTGGTACTCCACTGGCTTCCACTGAGGCTCTGTTTGCCAACATGGCCACTCCTGAGACCAACGGCCATGACCTGGTTGTGCGTGCTGGCATTGCCGTTCGTAGCGCGCGCCATGAGCCGGCAAACATCGTGGCCATGACTCCGGAGCGGTATGGGGAGTTCCTGATGCTGAAGGACTCCACTGGTCGCCCGCTGATTGTTGATGGCTCTGAGGGGCCGATGAACGTTGCCGGTATTGGCTCCGTGAACGTCGATGGTCGCATTAAGGGTCTGGGCGTTGTGGTCTCCGCTGGCATGGATGACGGTGACCCGCTGACCGACACGTTCTCTGTGTTCCGGTCTCCGGATGTCCTGCTGTTCGAGTCCAACCTGATGCGGTTCCGTTACGAGGAGCCGAATGGTCCGGAGTCGGTGAAGCTGGGCATTTGGCGGTATGCGGCTGTTGCTGTTCGCCAGGGCACTCGCTCCGTAAAGAACGTCGAAATCACTCTCTAAGCCACCTGAGGGTCACCTGGGGCTCTTTCTCGGGTGGCCCTTACCTCTTCCTAAGGAGTGCGCCTATGGCTTGGCCGCCTACTCTTGATGACCTTAAGTCCGATCTCAATATCGATGACACCAGAGATGATGTCCAGCTAACCACTGTTCTTAATGCCGCAGTGTCTTTCGTTGAGAGGGTCCGACCTGACCTCGATTATGCAGAAGTGCCAGAAGGTGAGGCTCCTACCAATGACGTGATCCTTGGAACCATTCGCCTGGCTGGCCGTTGGCACACTCGCCGGAGGTCTCCTGATGGCCTGGTGAACATGGCAGAGCTTGGAGCTTCCCGCGTTCCTGGCATTGACCCTGACATTGAGAGGCTTCTGAGCATTGGTCGATACGTGAAGCCGGTGATTGCGTAATGAGCATCGTTAACGACATCCGTACGACCCTGAATCAGGCTCTCAAGGGCGTTCAAGGCGTTCGGGTATACGAGGACCCTGGAGCGAACATGGACCCTCCTGCGGTGCTTGTGGGGCCTCCATCGCTCACCTGGGAAGGGTATGGCGCTAACCCTTCTAGTGCTCGGGTCATTGTCTACCTGATCGTTCCTGCGGATGACCGCGTTCTAGAACGGCTTGGAGACCTGATCACCTCCATTGCCACAGCTATCGATGGAACTCAGAACGCGGTTGTCCTTCGTGCCGACCCTGGGACTTTCACTGTTGGTGGCCAAGAGCTGCCTAGCTATGAAGTCCTCGTTGAAGTAGCTCTTTAACTGATGAAAGGAAACTAAGCATGGTTCACAACAGGAAGCTTAAGACTATTGAACTAACCGTCGGGGGTGCCAGCTTCGAAGCTCAGATTTCCAACTGAAGCCTGGAGAACAACACCGAGGATGGCGAAAAGTTTTACA